AGAAATGGTGGCTTTGCGTGGATAACAAGTTAGGGTTTTAGAGTTAGCAAATTTTAGTAAACATATAAATACCAGATAGGCGTGAGATCTGTGGTTTTCCGGAATTGATCTAAACTGTGGGTCATCAAATAGAGCAAACTTTACCCTAATATGAGGATCATACTTGTGTTGCATATTTACAACACCTCCTGTGTTCTTCCTGCAACGAATATAAATATTTTAACCATTCCTCCTGATTAACTTCATGGATTTCGGTCATAGGCTCACTCACACGTTTAATTCTGAACTTCATGGTGTCATTGTCCAATGGAGTATAGAATATCAAAAAGGCAGGTATCTTTAAGCGATCTCCGACCATTTTTGTAAGGGTTGTAGCTTTGAATTGCTGATTTTTATCAAAACAAGTCTCCTTTACAGCTAAAGGCTCATAACACTTGGGACACACCTCACAAAAATCCAAATCTATTCCTGCTAGACCTTCAAATTGCCTGTGCCAATCATTGTAATCACCATTAGACTTATAGTAAGTCCACCTAGCCATTATTTTTTCCTCAAAGATTTTAATTCGTTTTGATGAACTAAATTATCATATTGATGATCTTCTTTAGCTCTTGCTAAATCTGCTTTTAATTCTTCTACTTCTTTTTGTAATGCTTTCATCTCTGGAGAGTTTTGACCAATCCCTTTAATGATAGTAACTTCTCCTTCAGCTTCTTCAGCTCTCTTTTTTAATTTTCTATTTTCTTTTTTTTGTTTTTTTAATTCCTTTATACAACCCACTTCCTCAAGCATACCAGTATAAGTCATTTTAACACCTTCCAAATAAGCAATCTTGTAAAATATCCCATAAGCTAGGGTTTTGTTTAAAAATTCTAGTATAACCATCACCAACTTCTTGTGCAATAGGCTCTTCACCTCTTTGATTAACATCTATTTCTGCACTAGCAATTATTATATGGAATAATTCATGTATTATTGTATTAAATAATTTTTCTCCTTTTATATTTTGATCTAAATATAAAATATATTTATTTGGATCATATTCTCCATAAGAATTTTCTAAATGTTTATAAGATACTTTAATTTTTCTTTTTCCATATTTAATAAATTTTAAATCAGGGTTAATAAAACTCATTTCTAAATTTGTTCTCTTTGCCAGTATTCTTTATAAAAATCATTGGGTTGAACTTGCTGCTTTGTACCATCAAAAATCTTCTTCATTACTTTTGGATGAGGTATTCGTTCTCCTTTTGCGTACCTTTGAATATTGGTAGCAGGATTAATATTTATAATACCAAATTTTTTTGCGGTTTGAGAATAACTATATTTATTTTTAGTTATCCATTCCCTTAATGTCATATTTTTCTCCTATTGTTGTAGAAGAATACCTATTACCATAGCGGTTATTTAAAGCAACAAAATAATCAAATAATAGTAGACAATATGGTGTAATAATATATAAAGAACAAAACAACAAAAAGGAAATAAATGAAAAAACAATTAGAAGAAATACTTCAATCCCTATCAGGTGGAGAGGGTTTGAAACATTTTTCTTTCTCTCAGTTATCAAGAAATAAATCTATCGCTATGCACATTGTAGATTATTGGTCTCGTACTGAAAAACAAAGACGATCCGATAAGAAAAGATATAAATTAGGTTATGGAAGTTTATCCGGTAATGTGGCTCAAAAAGTAATAGGTAAATATATATTTCATGGTGCTGAGAGGGAGGAAATTAAAGATAAAGATTATGATAGTGTATTTAACCATGAATATAAAATTTATACTAAAGAAAGTTTTGATGACAGAGATAAACAAATCAAAGAACAAATTAAAGATAAATTACATGGCACTACTCAAAATATTTTAAAAGCTGTAAAAAATATTTTTGGTGAGGATGAATTAAAGTGTGAAAGATATGTAAATATGTTGCCTGAAGATTTAGCTTTAGGAATTACTGGCAGACTAGATTTTGAAAATGATTTGTGCTTTGCTGAATGTAAAACTAAACCACCTACCGCAAAAGATTATAGAGGGGACATAAAATTTTACACACAAAAATTACCATCACAACCTGATCCGGTTAATATAACTCAAGTAGCTTTTTATAAAATTGCAAGTGGTAAAACTCCATTCTTATTTTATGCGAATGAAAATGATTTTATTATTTTTGACGATACACATCCTGCTTTATTTGATGATCACTTAGAATATTGTTATCAAGAAATGTTAAAAAAGGCAAAAACAATTCAGAAATTACTTGTACTAAGTAATGGCGATCCCAAAATCGCAGCTCAATATGTGGAAAAACCTGATCTTAATCATTGGATGATGAAAGATTTAAGTACAGATCAATTAAAAACAATCAAACAACTATGGGGATAATATGGACATTAAAGAAAAAATAAAAAAAATAATAGAAAAATGTAAAAAGGAAGGAACTTACATAAATGAGCATGGGAAAACTACTGTAACTGCTACAAGTAAACTTAAATTTTTTACAGAAGAATTTGCTGGAGAGTTAGGCATTAACACAGATATTATGACTTATGATGATTGCTATATTGGTAAAGCAAGAATTGTAAATCCTGAAGGTACATTGGATACCGGTCATGCAAAAGTATTTAGGAACAATAAACCTAAAGCAATGGAACTAGCAGAATCCTTTGCTATATCAAGAGCTTTATCTATCTTTGGAATTATGGATGAGAGCATCACTTCAAAAGAAGAATTAGATGATCTTAACATACCATTAACAAAGGTAGTAAAAAGTGCTGAAGTAATTAACTATCCCAAAAAAAGGGTAACTTCAGTAAAATCAATCATTAAAAACATTGATGCAGCTATGCACCTTTCAAGATTAAAATATCTTAAAGAGGTAGAGTTTAAAAATGAATTTAATGATGCAATCAAAAATCATCCTAGAACATATAAAGATTTAATGAATCATTATGAAACTAGGAAGATTAAACTACAAACAGGAGAAAAACAAAATGGATAAGATATATATAAAACTTACTCCCAATAACAAAAAGTCAGCTCCCAATCATCCAAGCTATGTAGCACCCATTAATCCAAAATCTCCTCCAGGGAAAGAATGGAGAATAGGTGTAAAAATAGGTAATGATTGGTATAATCAAGCAGCCTTTGATGAAGTCGCAGAAAATGGAGAGCCAACTGGCAACATTACTGTGCAACTAACGCCAAACGAAAGCTCAAAAAGTAGCGGTACAGCAGGTGGTGGTAACGCACCAGCTCAAGTAGCAAAACCTTTTGCAAAACCAGCAACGTATGGTAATAATAAACCGCAAAGATGGTAACATTTTTGTAAAACTTTGAGGTGGGGTTTTTTAGCCAATCCTTTCTGGCTTTTTTCTTTTAGTTGTTTTCCCCACCTCATTGCAAAAACAATATGAACACAATAGACATTAACGAAAAAATATTAAATAAAATTGTAGAAGATCGTCATAAAGATTATGGTGATTATCAAGAAAACTTTAGATTATTAGCTGTCATGTTTAATGTTATTTTACATGATATTTTAGAAGATGATATGCAACCCTATCAAGTTGCTCAACTTATGATGGCTCTTAAACTATATAGAACAACTAAAAAATATAAAGCAGATAGCTATGATGACCTTGAAATATACTCAAAAATGGCTAAAGAACTGCATAAAAAAGCACTAGACAAAAAGGATAAAAATGTTTAAATATATCAGGCGTAAATTTGGCGAGGCTAGTTTTGTTCATACTGATAGCTTTGATGACGCTAAGAAGGCTGCAGATCCACAAGCCATAGGGGAATTTGTAGAAGTAAAAGTCAATGATATTAAAATTGACTTTATAAAAGTGAAAAAGGAGAAGGATGAGCAAGTTAAAGACTCGTCTGCAAAAGTACAGGGATCTCCAAGAGTTGAAACACAAAAAGTTTCTGGAGACAAAGGTACTAGCTAAAAAGTACCATCAAGACAGTATTAGATTGATGGGTAAGGTAGAGCAGACACAAGAACTTTTAATGACAAGATAGTCATTAAACTTATAATTGAAAAAAACAACAACAAACCCTAGGGAATCTATGACCAAAAATTTCCACAAAGAAATAAAACTTGCCATGAAAGCAGGAATGTATCAAGATTTAAGTATAAGAGAAAAAGCTATTTATAAAAATGGTTTTAGAAATGGTTACATACTTGCCAGAGACCACCATAAAAAAAATAGAAAACAATACACACCAAAAAGAATTGTTGGATATTCTTTTGGAAAGCCAACTAAATTAGTTATTGATAGTATTATAAATAAAGTTTGTATACGTTACCAAGTTCATAAAAAAGAACTTATGGAAAGTAGGTCTCGCAAACAAGATATGTGTAGAGCTAGAAATATAATATTTAATTTATTATCTGAAAAATTTAATATGCCTTTAACTTCTATTGGTGATTTTTTTAAAATGGATCATACTACAGTTTTACATTCTATTAAAATGAAAAATAATAAAGAAAGATTTTGGTCCTCGGAACAAACTTTATGGAGAGAATTTGAAGAACTGAAAGCAACTATTACTTAAATGAAAGAGTTATATTTATTATTAATACTTTTTGGAATTATGATTGCAATTTGTTTTTTAATGGGATGGTATAATGGAGTTTTAATTTAACTACCCTCATAAGAAGCATCTTCAGCTACATTCTTTTGTTCAATAACATATTTATCAAAGCAACTACCATCACGACCATCATGGCAAAAGTGTTTCTTTTCTGCGTTGACAATCCACCCACCTTCATTGCTTAACATTTCTTTTTGACAAACACCACACCAACCACATATTAATAAGGCTTTAGATTTATCCCAAATTTTATTTGCCATACCATTTTTTACTGTGATAAGGGATTAGATGTAGCTACTTTAATTTCTTCTATTTGAACTTTTAGTAATTCAATTTCTTTAGCATTAACTAAAGGTTTCATATGATCATGATCAACCGGATGATCGTGTGAAGTGTCTACACTTTCTAAAGCTGATACTTTTTCTTCAAGAACTGCGATACCACTTTCAATTCCCGAAGTATCTACTACAGTTTGTTTTTTAGCTGTTAATTCTAGTGCTTTAATTTTTTGTGTAAGCTCACCATACTTTGCAAAGCCTCCACCTATAGCAACAATAGCTGCAATCAATGCAGCAATTCCTGCGAGTTGATCTTTTATATTAAATTTTTTATCAGCCATTTTTTAACATCTCCAGTTCATACAAAAGCCTTTGCTTTTTAATGTTTAGTTCATTAAGTTTTCTCGCTTTGATTTCTATCCTATCATTTTGGGTATAACTTGCAAGATTAGTATTTGGGTATATCTGTCTAAAATCAAAGATATTTAATTGATCTAAATATATATCTTTTGGTTTATAAAATATTGCATTTTGATATATGTCTAGTGATGCTTGTTCACTTGTCATTGCATCTAGTTTTATGATATTCTTGATGACTAAATTTTTAGCAATATCCTTAATATCTTTATCAACCTTATCCATTATTTTATCAAGATTTTTGACGATAGCTTTTTTCTGTTGTATTTTTTTTTGTTTGGCAAGCTTCTTGCTCTGAACAGTGGATTTCTTAGGAGTTTCGCTATCAGATTTTTCTTCTTTAATTTCTTCTTTTTCTTCTTCATTAGTTGCTTCTACCATTTCAGTAGGTTCTTCTTCAACAACCTCTTCTTCAACCACTTCAGTAGATTCTTCTTCCATTACTTCTTCTTCAACCATTTCTGTTGGTTCTTCTTCTATTACTTCTTCTTCAAATGTTTCTTCTGTCTCGGTTGATTCCATGAATATTGATCCATCTGGTTCGGAGAATGATTCTTCAGATGAAAATTCCTCTTCCTCAGAAACCATCGGTAAGAAAGTTTCAATAAGCTCTTCTGTTTCTTCATAAATTTCCTCCATTTCTGTTTCTGCAAATTCAAACATTGGACCATCTTCAAATGTCATGCCTTCATCTTCTATTAAAAATTCCTCTATAAATTCTTCTGCAAAAGCAAATGTTTCCATTTCCATTTCTACTTCCACCTCAAACTGAGGCTCTTCATTGAAAGTAAAGGTTTCTTCTGTAAAGAAAAACTCTTCTATATCTTCAAA